TTGTCTTGTTTTGTCTTCGTTTTTTTGTGTGTTTTGGGTGTGTTGTTTTTTGTGGCGTGTTATACTGTAGTTGTCCGCTTCTAGGGAAAGGAAAAAAATGAATAAGTTTAATGCTTACGTTATCGGGATTGAGCCGGATAATGTATATAAAGTCGGTATTGAAGATGTGTATACTGGTACTGTTCGTGATAATGGTTTGATTGACGACTCTGTTACCACTTTTGACTCTGCTCTCTCTTCGGTTATTGAGTTAATGTTGAGCTTTGATTATGATTATATTGAGGTTGCTCAGGGCCTCTCGAAAAAGGGGCGTCCGTGTCGTAAGTATGTTATCTCGATTGATAACGGTGACTGATAAATAACAAGTAAGCCCCTAGGCGTAATCCTAGGGGCTTTACTTATTCTCTGTTGCTATTTGTCAGATTTTTTGCAGTTTGTCGATTTTTTCGGTCAGCGCATCGATTTGCTTTTGCTGTTCTTCGATTGTTTTGGCGAGTTGTTTCAGCATTCCGGGTATTTCAAAGCAAAGAGTGTTGTAAACGTTGCCCCCCGGCGCGGTGTTTTTGAAGTTATATTGCATGATGCTGTCCCGAATGCGTATCGGCAGTTCGTAGTTAAGTAGATTGTACATATTGCCGCCCGGTGTCGCGTTTTTCCCGTCTGGCTTGTATGCCCAGTTCCAAACTTCATCCCCTGCGCTAGCCATTGTTGTACCTCCTATTATCTTGTTGGCTTTGTCGATTACTTGCTGGTATGGTAGCCCGTTTGGTGCTAGGTCTGGACATGTGGCGTGGTCGGTGCCGCTGATTTCTCGATGTAGCCATACGTTACCACGTGTCCCGTCATGCCATAACATGCCTAGTCCGTAACGTTGCGCTATATCGGCGCAAAGTCGAGCACTGGCGTCGATACATGCTTGCGTGCATGGCGCTTGCGCTATACCCCCTTCATGCTCGATGCTGATAGTTGACATGTTTGACTCGTAATTGGCATCAGACCACGAGCCATTAGTTTCGTCAACATATTGATGTATTTCGCCACCGGCTCCGACACCGTAGTGTGCGCTCGCCTGACTGGATGAACGTGAGAACACACTATCGGTACCTGCCAGAAAACCGGCCATAATATGTAGGGTGATGTGTGTCACCTTATGTCCGGCTCGTCCACTGTAGTGGTTTGGCGAGCCTATCCACTTCACGCCGTCCATTATTCCGCCCCGTGCTTACCACTTGTGGATTGAGTGAAAATCCGCATAAATGGCGCGTTTTTTAATTCGGGATTGATTTCGGTGACGTTTTCGAGTATTGACGTGAGTTCGATTAGACAGACTCCGCCGACCGTGCAGACAAATACGGACATTGGCAGTCCTAAGTCGATATGCCAGTTCACTTCGTCGATGAACCATGCCACCAGCACAAGCATAAGATAGGCGAACTTGTGCCCTAGTCCCTCACGCATCTTTCGCGAACTCAGATTGTCCCGCATGATTGCTTTTACTACGCCAGTAACGTAGTCGATGCTAATGAAAAATATGGCTGCAATGGTGCACCATATGTCCGCTTGCGTCATTATATTCCTCACTTTCTTATGCCTGATTGTTGTAATAAGCCGCCAAGAATCATGCTAAACTCCGCTTTAATCTGCGGGGTTTCAAACCGTAATCTACCGACGCGATAGGCGTTCAGTATTTTTTGCGTCATGTCGTCGGAGCGCTTGAGCATTATGCAATTATTGTCTACAAGTCGATAATCGAACGTGAAATTACGGGTGATTTTCGGTTGTTTTTTTGTGATTATATATAGCACTTCGTCGGTGTCGCTTAATTGCTGATATACGTTGAAAATACCGTATTCGGTGGTTCTTAATGTGAACGCATATCCGGCGTCCTTGAAATCACTAATGAGAGCATTGGCGTTATCCCTGAAACCGTTATTGATTGCATAATTCGCATAATTTTCGTCGTATCTGCGTAGAAACTGTCCGAATTTGGATGTGGCAACCTTGGCACTAAACCCGCCGTAATCAGCTAATTCCACCATAATAAACCCGTCACAATATCGCTGATATTGCACGCGATTATCCAATTGTGGTTTGAGGTTGATATTAAATGCTGAAAAATACGGATTAGCTAAGGTTACCGCATTGCTGCACATGATAACCCTAACTCTATCGTTCCACCTATCGACGGTATTATAGAATTCTTCGAGCGCCGTTACCTCGCCACCAAGGTAGCGCATGTTGTCCGGGAATATTTCGTCAAAAATTATCGTGCGTACACGCGGGTAGGCCACCGACTTGACTTGTCCTGCTTGACTAAGGGCGATGAAATACCCCATAATATGCCATGTTGGGCGTGTTTTGCCGTGCTTGTCGTTGGTGGCGTCTCTATCGTCTAACCAGTGGCACTCGGCCTGATTCCCGGACACTCTAAACTCTAGTTCCGGGTATTGTTCCGCGATATCCGCGAACCATGTCCCCTTATTCTTTTGTTCCTCTGCCGTCCGGCGCAGATAGATGAATTGCCAGCGTTTTTTAATCCAGTCGCCGATGACGAGCTTCTTGGCACCATACGTCTTGCCGAGGCCGCGCGCTCCGATAACGAACATCCAAGGCGCGTGATAGGACAACACGCGCCCATAATCGTAGTAATCGCCCTCGCTTAACAGCCTCTCCATACTATCCATGATACCATAAGGTATGGATAAACTGGTAGATATCTACCGGTTTACCGTTGCACTAATCGGTGATGTACCGGCGTATCTCCCACCTGCTCGCCATGCTCATTTCACCCGACGCGGTGAACAGATTCGGCCCGTTTCCCGGTCCACCGTGCGATAATGTTTCGTCCTTGGAATCTCCGGTGAACATTTCCACATGGTCCCATGCCTGAGTATACGCGCCCCAGTCCAGTAATAGTAGGTCGGCTGCTTGTGCCTTGGCGATAGCATCCGACACCGATGTGTCGGAGCTGCCGCAGACGCGGGTGCCCTTGCTTGCCATCTGGCCTGTCCATGTGCCCACGTCGATGCCCAGCACGTCCTGATACGCTCGCCAGCATACACTGGAGCAATCGCCGTACCCGCTCGAATCGGGGTCTAATCGCCCCGCGCCCTGCGAGTATGCGTATTTGCCGACGCGTGCCCGCAGCCATTCCACGACACGTGCCGCGTCCTCGCTGCTGCTGCCGGAACTGGAACCGCCGCCAGTCTGGTCGCCGCCCGGCTGGGTAGATTCGGAAGTTTTGTACATCCATGTCTGTGCAGAGCTTTTCATAAAAATGGCCGTACTGTCGCCGCTATGGTAAATCAGGTTATCGCCCTGCAATTGTATCCACGCGGTACTCGCGGGTTTCCCGTCGATGCCGGGCCGGTCGCCTCCCGGCGTGTCGGACGGTTCGGAAGTCTGACCAAAATCAGGCGGCGCGGACGTGCCATCCCACGATTTCAGTAAATTATACGCGGTCGTATACCGATTACGGTACTGGCCTAGCACGCCGTCCGCCAAAATCGTGGTGTAAATCAATTCCAGCGTGGCGGTTGCCGAGCATGATGCAAGCACACGCTGCGCCTGCGCGGGTGATTGATGATAGGCGCACGCCCACATGATACGCTCTTTCACATTCCTATCAGGAAAACCGAAATTGGTCATAGTGGACTGATATCCGTCCCAATCCGCCTCCCATTGCGCCTCCTGAAATGCATGGTTTTCGTCCCGCTGCGCCCACGTTTTCCACGCATTACCCTCGGCGGTGGATAGGTAGCGTGCCGTCCAGTTGATGTCATTAGCCTGCACCTGCTGCGCCAGTGTGGGAGCCGCCGAGGCGAACGTGTTCCATCCGTCCGGGTCGGCGGTGCGCCCTCGTTCCAAGAGACTGCGGGCGCGGCTGCCGTACCATTGCATCATGCCCACAGTGATGGCGTCAACGTAGTTGCACGCGCTCCAATCGCAATTGCTTTCCACCGTGCCGATAACATACATCGCGTATAGTGCCGTATTGTCCATGATAATAGTATACCCCGCCCGGCGTACCGGGCGGGGTATGGGTTAGATTTTCAAGCGAAAACACTCACCACGGGTAGCATACGAAACAACCGTTATTACCTGCGGCGGTAGTTCCGAAGTAGGTAATTTTAGGCGCTCCGGACGTTTCCGAATTTACGTTGGTTAAAAGCCAGCCGCTTATGGCGGTGCCGGAGTTAGTCAAGCCCGCACCCCACGTCCTGAACGTGTTTGGAGAGGAGCCGGCCGCAACTCTGGCCCAGTTCGGAAACGTAAGCCCGGCTCGTAGTTCGGCGTTGGTGGATGGGTCTTCGCCCCAAAGTGTGGCGAAAACCATGCCGCCAGATGCCACGATATTGCTGAATACATTCCCACTGGCTGATGAGACAGTGGCCGCTTCATAGCGTCCGGTGTATGTGCCTCGGATGGCGGAGGTCATATAGGACGCGATAACCTTTGAGCCTTTGGCGTTTGGGTGAATGTCGCCGCTAGGGAAGTTATAATCGTTGCCGATATTCCACGTCCAAGCCCAGTTAACGTTCTCTACGCCGTTGTTGGCCGCTGCCATTGCGACTCCCGCAGCTTTTTGCCGACCGTACATGTCCATGCCTGCATTATGCCAGAGCATTGGCACGGAGATAATGCGGGCTTTAGGGAATTTGGCGCGCGCATTGGAGAATGTCTCATCTGCGTATGATTTCATTTCCGCGTGAGTGCCGATATCATTCCTGCCGCCTCCGACGATGATGATTGCCACATTGTCATTATCGATGGCCGAAGCGCTGTAAGCGTTGTTAATCTGGTCGGTGAACGTCTTACCAGACACGTTGAATCCCGCGCCGGTCACTGAGTAGTTTTTCACCTGATATTCGCCGCCGATGATGTTGCGGAGCTGCGTAGGCCATTTTGTCTCATCCGTACTGTCCGGGTTGACGCTGTTGGACGAATTGGCGTAACTGTCTCCGATGCAGAGGCAGATTGGCAGCTGGTCTTGCGGCGTCGTTTCTAGCGCCTGAATACGCTGGCTTAGTTGCTGCGCGGTGCCGGAATATCCGCCCTGCTTGGTAAACGTCGTATCGGCCTGACCCTTGGTGTACACGTCGGAAGTGTTCGCCTTGGTGTTGACCGTGCTGGACAGCGAAGATACCGTGCTCTTAAGCGAGGTCAGTTCGGTATCCTCCGCCTTGCCGTTGATGGTGTCCATAAGCTGCTGCGCGGTTGATTCCGACGTGACGCCAAGCTTGCCGAAATAGCCGTCCAAGTCGGCAATATCGTTCTTGTTGGTCTGTGCAAGGCTTGTGGCGTTGTTAGCCGCCGTCTTAGCCTCGCCCGCCGCCGTGGTCGCGTTGTTCGCCGCTGCCGTCGCCGTGGTGATGTTGGTTGCGTTGGCGTACATCTGATTGTCTATTTTTGTCATCGCGTCGGTGAAATCGCCGCGCCACGACGGGCGGTCGTTTGGATTGTCGCCAAATGTCGGCAGATTGTAGTGGCCGGTGTGCTGTGTGGTAGACATTGTTATTCTCCTTTTTTTTAGGCTTCGGCGGTACCGACGCGGACGATGCCGTTCGCGTCCTTGTACATCGAATCAAGTTCGGTCGCCGTCAATCCGAGCGTGCCGGGCTGTGAGGCGGTTTTATCGACCTTGCCCGCAAGCCCCGAGGTGAGGGCGGAGGTAGTGGCGAATCCGCTCACGTCCGGGATGTCGGTCTTCTTGGCGATGGTGCTCGCCACGCCCAGCGGAGAGCCCGACGTACCGTTGCCGGTAAGGTCGACGGTGTGCGACACCGACGTAAGCCCGTCCGCAGAGGCAGATGCGATATCGTCCGCGTTTTGCTTCATCTGCGCGTCAATCCTCGCCATATCGCCGTTGTAATCAACGAGCCATGTGGGGCGGTCGGAGCCGACGAACTGGCTGAGCTGGTAATTTTCTGTCTTGTTGGTCGCAGTCATGGCAATTATCCTTTCCTATCGAAATTGTCTGCTGTTGGATTGCGTTCGACATAGCGTGCATCAGCTTCCGATTGCGTGATGAACGACATGTCGGCGGGTGGATTCTCGGGCATACTCTTGCCGTAGGGGAATTGTGAGCGGCCCGGAAAATCGCCGGGGACGCAATTGTCAACGGCGGTTGCCCTCAAGTCGTATTCGCGGGCATTAAGGGTAAGCCCATCATATTCCTGCGCGGTTAGCTGCATTTTGTCATAATCGCCGAAGAACAGCCCGTGAATGCGCGAATTGTCGTACATGCCGCCCAACACTTGCCCAAGCGGTTGCGTAACTCCGTAGACCGGCGACGTCGCCGCCCCCTGCTGTTCCATTTCGTGAATCAGCGAGAGCAATTCGGCACGCAACGCGGCCATGTCCTGATTGAGCTGTGCAATGGTATCCGCGAAAGCCTTGTCTACGGATGCCGCTAGGTCGGCTGTGGCCTCTTCGACTTTGCTTAAGTCGCGCTGGGTGATATCGAGATTGTGGCGCAAGCATTCAATCAACTGTAAGGTTGTCAACCCATCTCGATAGGTGAACGGAATGGACGTGGGCACCCCGTCAAATAAGCGTTGCCGTGGAATCAAAGCGTTGATAGTGACCATGATTGCTCTCATTCTCCATAGTTATGGCAGTTGCTAAATATTGTATCATACGAACCCCATACCTGCATGAAACACGGCTCGAGGCTGCGAACGATCTCCATGTCCACGTTGATAATCGCCTGCCGGTATTCTTGAATTAGACTCATAGCGCTCTGGCTACGCCCGCTCACGTGGCTCTTGCCCTTGGAATTGCTCGAATCATGCTGGTAGTCGGTTGCGCTTTGCGCCGTGGTGTGGCTGGTTGAATCCTGTGAACTGGACGCGGTGCCGGAGCTGTCCGCCTGTGATTCGTTCGCGTGGGAGGCGTAGCGGGCGAAGTCGCCCACAACGCCGGTTTGCGGCACGTCGCTATCGAAGCTCTTTGACGTGGTGGTGCTGGAATTATCAGACTTGGACGTGCTGGAACTGGTCGAATCCTGTGCGCTGGACGCTTTGCCGGACGACTGTGATTCGCTGCCGCTCTCGCTGTCCGTCGTCATGTCCATGGAGTCCAACGGATTGTATTCCATGTCCAGAGTCCGGTAGCGTTCGTTGAAATATGGCATGATTTCCGCCATTGTCGTTCCCAAGTAAAAAATGAACTGCTGGGCGGTTTCCTGTCCAATCTCCCTGAGCGCGTAATGGCGGATGATTTTCTCATTCAACTCCGCGCGGTGGGATTCATCGTAAATCGGGTAATAGTCGGCAGACAGATGCAGTTTAACGTCCGTATCGTACCCGAACGCAATGAGATTGCCAAGCGTTTCGGTGTATTCTCCCGGCGTCGCCATCGCGTAAGCGCTAAAATCCTGTGTCACAACACACCTCCGATACCCGCGTCATATGATGCGGGCATATCAATATCCGTCGTGCCCGAAGCGCTTGAATCAAGCGCGTTCGGCACGCCGGAGCTTTGCGCGTCCGCATATTCCACCCAGACATTAAGCTGCGGCCACAATCGGTTAATCTCAGTCGCCGCAGTCTGCCGCGCCTTCAAGAAACTCAAGCGGAACACGTCTACTTTCTCATTGGCCTGCGCAACCTCATCAGATATCAGCCGTTCCTTTTTCTCCGTGCCGGACGATTGAATGCCAAGATATCCCAGCACCTCGTTAGTCACCTGTGCTTTTTGCTGGACGAACTTGTCCAGCAAATAAGGCGTAGTGTTGGGCCACGGCTGGAACATGCTGCCGGGGTCGAGCGAGTCATATCCGATGATATAATCCTGCCCGTCCTGACGTTGTTGAAGCATGTTCTGAACGGTGAGTTTGGTGCGAGGGTCGGCGGTGATGATGGTTGGTAGTTTCAGACTCTCCAAGTTCACATCATACGCCTTATCGATGTCAGCGAGGCGTCGCGCGTACTGCCATAATGTCGACTTGAATCCGACGCGCATTCGATTGTCCCAAATGGGAATGCATTCCGAACCGGCCTTGAGCTGCCGGTAATGGTAGTTGACCCCTACCGGTTCGAAACGTGTCGGATTGTTGTACACGTTCAATCTGCCCTGATAGCCCGCCTGAGTCACAAGGAACCTGCCGATACGCTTGTCTTCGAAAAACAACGCGCAACCGTATTTGCACAGACATATTTCCAGCCAACGTTCATCCACAGTGGGCGGCAATCCGCGCCAACTGAAACGGTTCAACGCGAGTTCCATCAGCAAATGAAGATACATGTCATCAAGTGTGACGGCGCGTGTTTTCGCGTAATTTCCGCGTGGGTGCAACGCGCCGCCAACTCGATTCTTTTTAGACCTACTCATATCGCCATTATATCACTCGTAGCTAATGCCCGGAAGTGGCTCGTTGTCCGCCCAGTCGGTCACGCCGATATCCTCCGGTCTGCTCCACACGGTAACGCCCCGTTCAAACATGCCCTTAATGGTTAGCCGCGCCTGTTCGGGCAGTGTACCTTTAATGTAGCATTCCTGCATCTGCCAGTACGTGAATTTCTCCATACACTGCAAACTTGCGGGCGGGGTGACGAAACGCTGGACAAAATACCCGAAACGCAGCATGAACTCGCCCACCGAACGCAACGCGCTGGGGGCGCACGTGCGGAAACGAACCAACACGCCCATAATACCGTTAGCGAGGTTGAACGAGTCGCCGCCCGCCGAACCGCTCGTGGTCGGCGGGGTCATCTGCATTTGCTGAACTTGAGCGTTAATCCCGGCTATCGAGTTCTCATAATCCCCTTCGGCAAAGCGCGTGGCTAACCGATAGTTTTGCCCGGCCATCAGGGCGCTGGATGCGCCCTGAATCTGCTGTGCGCGTTGCGCGTAAGTGTTCGCCTGCGAGGTTTGCGCCGCGTTGGTTGCCACACTGTTGGCGGTGTTTGCAGCTGCCGTATCGTTGGCGATGTCACGACTGGCGTACAGTCCTTTGTTGGTGATGTCGTTCTGTACGACGCCGC